TAGACGTGGAAGATATTACATTTACAGGTTCTTTAGCTAATTTTAATTATACTGAATATAGTGATATTGATTTACACATATTAACGGATTATAACGATTATAATATAGATAAAGATTTGTTAAAAGACTACTTCAAAGCTAAAAAGACTGTATGGAACAGTTCTCATAATATTAAAATTAAAAATTATGATGTTGAGACTTACATACAAGATATCTCCGAACCACATCATTCAACAGGTGTTTATTCCATAAAGCACGATGAATGGTTAGTTAAGCCGGTTAAAGCAGGTACAGTGGATAAGAAAGCTTTACTTAAAAAGGTAGAGTCAATAAAAGAGCTCATTAACCACGCACTAAGCGATAAATGCGATGTTGAATGTGCAGAAAATGTAAAGGATAAAATTCTTAAAATGAGACAAGCCGGATTAGAAAAGTCTGGAGAGTTTTCTATTGAAAACTTAGCATTTAAAGAATTAAGACGTTCAGGAGATATAGACAAATTAATTAAAGGCGTAATAGCTAAAACTGATAAAGAACTTTCATTAAGTCAGGAAAACTTTAAAAGCTTTTTCGGTATACCTGGTATGACTGGAGAAAGAAAGCCTCGTGGGCCAAGGCATCAAGCACCTTTAGCTGGTGTAAGAAAATTAATGAACCCTAATGCTAAAACTGTCGGGGTTGTAGCAAAAATGCACACAGATAAAGAAACTCCTTTCTCTCAAATAGAAAACCTTAAAAAACAGAAAAACGGTAAAGTACCGATAAATCCAACATTGGCTGCTAATATAGCTCGGTTCTATGATATCAATTTCGATAAAGTAAAAGAAAAACCACGCGGCTTAAGCACAAGTGGTATATCATTAATGTATGATCCAGTGTTTAAAGCGTATTTTTTAACTAAGTAATATTATGCCGACTACCCCTGCAACTCAAACAGCAACTTTAGCTAAACCTGATCCGTTTAGTAAACTAGCAGGTAATGTACCCGGTGCAATTGTAAATTTCGCAAGGCGTTTGGGCGGTGGTAATCCTGGGGAAGATAAAGTAACTAAAGAAATATACGTACCATCTGTAAAAGGTATTATTGATTTTATTAATAATACAAAAGAGCCGATACGAAATATGGAAATTGTTGAACCTCGGCCGGCTATACCTTTAACGTATTTATTAGATAATTGCCCGGTAGATAGTTTACCTGAAAAAAATAAAAACGAAATAAGAAGTATAGTTAATAAAATTACTGAAAACGAAAAAATAATAATTAGTTCTGTTGCACAAGAATCTATAAGTGTAACTATTGCTTATATAGCTAAAGAAAGAAACTGGTACGCGTTTCCAAGCGGCGGAACTGAAAGTACATACGGTACACAGCCTTATGTTTTTTACGCTCACCAATGGTTGGATAAAGCGATAGAGTATATACAAAATTACGGCAAACCGATATCGGGTTTTGAAAATAATTTTATTAATCTTGTACCAAGTTCAGAAAGTAATTTGCAAGCGCAAATAAAAAAACCAGACACTCCTGCAAACATATTATTTTCCAATATTAAAGACCTTAACGGGGTAGATAACAATAAAATTGTGTCTAATTTATTAAAAGCTTTACCTAATCTTTTTGCTGTAGACGGTAAGACAGCAGAAATAACTGCTAATTTACCACGCGGTGTCAAATCGACGACAAATAAAAGAAGTAGTCAAGTCATTTCTATAGGGTACCTTGGACTTAAGAAACAAAAAAAATTATATGCCTGGGTATCTGATTCTGGAATATCAGCACCCGTGCAACCCAATCAAACCGGTCAAATGAAATTATCAGGTATACCAGAGTCATTTAATGCTGTAATTAATAAAGCTCTTAAACGGTTTGAATAAAAATGGCTGACGTTATAACACAGCAATCTATTCTAAACAAGAGTAGGCAAGATAAGTTTTTACTAATCTTGAATTTACCTGATGCACTTAAAAAGCTTAATAAATCAGGACAGCTTGTTCGTACTAGTGATACACTAAATCTTGATACTTTACAATATTCTGTTTATGGTACTGTTGTACCCGCTACAAACATACAAGCTTCTAATTTACCTTATGCAGGTCAGTCCTTAAACGTAACAACAGGTAAGAGAGACAACTATGCACCTATTACCGTTAACTTTACGGTTGATAATGGATTTAATAACTGGTGGGTGTTGTGGAAGTGGCTCAGCTTTATAAATGACCCTGAACAAAGCATATTGGATTCAGATAACTTAACTCCAATTGCAAAGAACTCTTTAGATAAAGTAGTATACAGTAATACGGGTAATTTAGAACCATATCAAACCAAAATAACCGTATACGGGTTGGATGAATACAACAACAAAAAAATCCAATGGAATTATTCTAAAGCTTTTATAACCAACTTGGCTGGTATTAGCTATAACTACAGAACACCAGACCAAATGGAGTCTTCATTTACGTTTACTTTTAGTCAGCTCGTAGCAGAATTACTTTAATAAGTTAGGGTTTCGTTCCGGAAATGCCTAAATAATAATATAATACTACTATGGCAACAACCAAGCGCGATATCAATTCACCAGGCGTTCAAATCCGCGAGATCGATCTCAGCACAAGAGCAACAGCACCAAACGGTACAAGCGTACTAGTTACAGGTTTTGCTTCTCAAGGTCCTACCGCAGAAATTGTTAACGTTTCAACACTTAGCGATTTCCAAACAATATACGGTACTCCTACTAATGCAGCTGAGCGTTATTTTTACTATTCAGTAAATCAAATTTTTCAGGCTGGTACAAATACTCAAGTAAACGTTGCTCGTTTACCTTACGGTGTCGGTGCAGGTGACGGATTTAATGGTAATAATAGCTATACAGCATTACTTTTTCCTGTCGTACCAGTTGTAACTGGTTACACGCTCGCTAATAGTACTTCAGCTAATACAGGTTCAATATCATTAAGTGCAGGTAATGAATACTGGATTACAGCACCAACTTTAGTTTCTTTATCAGAATCAGATTATAATACAATTAAACAGGGTGGAGTGAGCTGGACAACAACAGGCGCTGGTAGTGGTAGTGCTCCAGGTTACTCTTCAATAAGCGATATCGGTAAATTCGGTATTGTTGTATTAAATGAAGCTAAAACAACAATTAATGAAAAGTTTGAAGGTTTTTATATTAACTTAACTGATTCATTAAACTTTGGTCCAACTACCAATTACGATTCTGCTTTAAGCATTTATTCAGTAACAAATACATTTACATATGGTAATACACCTTCACAGGCAATACCAAGTTCAACATTAACATTCAGCGTAAGTTCAGCTGCTAATAGCAATATTGATTCAGTATCATTTGCAATTGAAAATGTACCAACATTTAACATTTCACCTGGTAGTGGATATGATGATGAAGCTGTATTAAGCGTTGTTAAAGTAAGAACAACTCCATTTGCTAATAATAGCACTGCTCTAACATATTCTTTACAAGAAGGCTATACAGCTTCATTATATGCTAACCGTACTTTACAGAACCCAAATGGTGGCGCTCCTGTAAACAACTTTATTAGCAATGTTATTAACAACACTTCTGCTAATATTAGTGTATACGTAAATCCAAACATTTCTAACTCTACAAACTGGTTAAATAATGACGGTACTGCAGCAAAGAAGACAAGAGTGTTAAGATCTTCTGCAAACGGTTACGGTGCTGCAAATTATCTTTATGCAGTTGGTGCATATGCTCCTTCATTGGACGGATTAAATTATAATGCTAAGATTATCGGTTCAGTTGCTACTAAACTTGATTATATTCTTAACGTCGCTGAAAACGCTGATGTATATAATTTAGATATTATTGTTGACGCAGGTCTTACAACGATTGCAGGCGCTTCAATTTCAGCAGTAGGAGCTCAAGGTGGTCTATACGACGATACAGCTTTTACAAGCAGCAATGGCTTAACAACTTCAATCGCTGGTTTAGCTTCAACACAAACTGGTACAGGTTATTCTGACGGTGGTGGTGTAGTTGATAACTGGTCTGCAGTAACAAGTAAGTTTGTAGACTTCGTACAAAACCGTCGTAAAGATTGTGTATTTATTTCTGATCCATTACGTCAAGTATTAGTACAAGGTACAAACTTTAAAGTACTTGATGACAAATCAAAGAACTTCTCAACTAACGTTTACTGGCCTCTACGTAACCTATATCAACCATTTAATTCAAGTTATATGGTCGCTTACGGTAACTGGGGTAGCACGGTAGATCAATATACAAATAAAGTAACCTGGTTACCATTCTCTGGTTTTGCAGCTGCAATTTATACAACTAACGATGCTGTTGCTTATCCTTGGGGTGCGCCTGCTGGTCTGAACCGTGGGGTTGTAACTGGTCTTAATGGTCTAGCAATTAACCCACAACAGAAACAACGCGACTTACTTTATAAAGTATCTATTAACCCTGTAGTTAACTTCCCAAATGAAGGAACAGTAATTATGGGTCAAAAGACAATGCTAAAGACACCTAGCGCTTTTGATCGTGTTAATGTACGTCGTTTATTCTTATATCTAGAAAAGTCAGTACTCGCTACTTCAAAGTACTTTGTATTCGAACCAAATACAACGTTTACACGTAATCGTTTGGTTAATACAATTAGCCCTGTATTTGACTTAGCTAAGAACACTCAAGGGTTATACGACTACTTGATTGTATGTAATGATACAAACAATACTCCAGATATTATTGACGATAACTCGCTTGTTGTAGATATCTACATTAAGCCAGTACGTACAGCAGAGTTTATCTTAGTAAACTTCTACGCTACCCGTACAAGTCAAAACTTCCAGGAATTATTACAATAACCTTAACATAAATATTTAATATGTCACAAACTATTCAGGATTTTTATAGAGTAGCACAGCAAAGAGATTTCGCAAGAGATTATATGCTGCGCGTTGTTTCGTTAGGTAATGACACTTTAAACGAAGATGATTTCGTTTATATTACAACTTCTCAATTACCAAACCGCACTATTACAAATCAGACCGCTACATATATGGGTCTTGATTTTAATATGCCAGGTACTGTAAAGTATCCAGGCAGCAATGGTTGGAATGTTACATTCCGTAATGATAAGAACGGTCTAATTCGTAAAAAGCTTGAAGACTGGCAAATTAATGAAGTATTTAGCGACGCTACAAGTCAAGGTAACTTATCATTAAGAGGGCCTGAATCTCTAATCCAGCTTAATCTTATTGATGATAAACTAAACGTACTCAATACATATAAACTATACGGTGCTTATATTCAAAGCTTAGGCACAGTAGATTATAAGATTGATGGTACTGGTGCACCTACAACGTTTTCTGCACTATTAGCTTATCAGTACTGGAGACACGAATAAGAGTTATTAAAGTTTAATCCTACAAGCCCGGCATTTATTGCCGGGTTTTTAGTGTTCGGGTATTAAGTATTAGTATGGGAAATATTAAATCAAGTGTAGCGCCTAGTCCGGGTGGATACACTACACCGCAAGACCTCGTACAAACATATAGAAGACTTGGCGGAGTTGCTTGGAATTACCAATTTCAGATAAAAGGAATGTATTATAATAATGGTGGCCCTGTAGATGATTTTAAATCCACTACAGTGCTTGCAACTAAAATACCTGGTAAAAAACTTAACACAGCAACTGTACCGTACGGAGCGTTTGAGTTTAATATGCCTATGAATACGGCTTTTCCAGATAATGCAAATTGGGCAGTAACATTTATGAGTGATGCTCAAGGTACGGTTAGAGATTTGTATGAAATGTGGCAAAACAGTTTTTATGACTTTAAAAACACTCAGCAAGGTAACGGCAGACTTTATGATATTGAATTAACATACGGTACAGGTACAGTTAAAACTGCGGGTGCAAAAGACATTTATAATATTATAAAAGATTTAAGAATAGCACAAGAACTAAAAAACAAGGCACAAAACGGAATTTTAACGTCAGCAGATATTGGTTTGATATGTAGTAAAGTAGATAAGAAAACAGAAAAGCAAATACGTGACACTCAAGAGCAAAGTACAGATACAACTAATATAAAACATTATACTCTGTACGGGTGTTTTCCAACTCTTTTAAACGGTATAGAGCTTAATACTGCTCAAGCAAATATAGTGCAGTTTACTGTATCTTTAGCGTATCAATGGTTTGACCCTAACCCTAGAACCCAAAGCATTAAATGAGTAATTTATCAGAATTTTATAATGACGCTAAGAAGCACGGCTTTAGTAAAGACTACCAGCTACGTATAAAAGATTTAACATTTTTAGATTTTTTAAAAACTGAAAATCAGTGGTACAAATCGTATTTTAAATCAGCGTCCTTACCTGCAAGCACTGTATACAATGTACCATTATTAATAAGCGGAAGCGTAGCTAATTTTAGTAATACTGTAACTAAACCTTCAAATTCAAACGATTACAAGATTACATTTTATTGTGATGAAAAGCAAGAATTGTATAGTTTGTTTAGTAATATAACCGGAGTTGGAGTGCCAGATGACGAAGGGTCGCCAGGTATACAAATGCATTTCGAATTATTAGATTCAGCTGGAGTGTTTTTACTATCATATCTTTTTGAAGATGTTATTTGTGTAGGTATTAGTGATGTTAAATATAACAAAGATGGTAGTGGTAAAATACAAGAGTTTACGGTACAGTTTAGTTATAATAAATTTAACACTTCTACTGAACAACAAACAGTTACTGCACCAGCTGGAGCGGTAAGTTTAGATGCTGCTTACCGTGGTCCTGGTTACAGTCAAACATTTACAAAACCAGAGGATACCTCTCCATTAGGTAATTTAATTAAAGGTATTGGTTCTATTACAAAAGGACTACAATCAGCTACAACAACTGCAACAGCATTACGCGGATTAGGTAGAGCTATACGCGGTAGATAAATTAACTCTTACTAAGTATACATATGTCACAGACTTTACAAGATTTTTACACTACAGCTTCTTCAAGAGGTTTCAGTAGGGATTTTCAAATAAGAGTGGATAACATTTTTATCAATGGAGAGTCTTTGCCAGAAGAGTACTTAAACTATATAAAAACAGCTTCTTTACCTGCTAGAACAGTAGCTACTAATACTATTACGTATAATACAGTTAAGATACCAGTCAGTACAGGTATATCTGATTTCGGTGAAAAAGACAATTATAAGATTACGTTTTGGGCTGATCAGGCACTAGCTTTTAGAGATTGGTTTTATGATAGAGCAGAACCTGCAGATCAACAAGCAGATCAACAAGGTACGCCTATGTTTCCTAATGACTTATTAAATAATATTATACAAATAAGTGTATTAGATGATTCATTAAGCCCTATATATGGTTGCCAGTTAGAAGGGGTAAACATAAAAGAAATTAGCGATATAAAATATAATAAAGAAGGTACTGGTAAACCATTAGATTTCACAGTTTCTTTTACATATTATAGATTAGCTCCTTATACCGGTAAAGGTACTGATACCGGAGTTGGTGGTGTATTTGGTGAAGTGCTCGGTGCAATTAAAACTGTAACAGGTGGTATCAATGCTGTAGGAGGTCTTGCTACTGCTGCTCGTGGCGCCTCGCGTGCTATTAGAGGTAGATAATGAGTCTTAATATACCTAATTTCTTAAAGACGTTAAATAGCGGTACGTTTAGTATCCCTATTGAAGCTAACTTTGTTATTGAAATAGAAGACTTAATGGGTACAGGTGGTATTATAGATAAGTTAAATCAAGTAAACGAAATCATATCCCCTACT